ATGGAAGAAAAATTTGATATAAACCAGTATGTAAACAAGAAAGAACAAGAAGCACAACAATACTATAAAGCAATGGAAAAACAAGCAGAAACAAAAAAAGTAAAGTTAGGAAAACCATATAATAACAAGATAGGGGGTAGAGAACTAATTGGTGTTAAGCTTTACATTGGAAACAAAGCTTTTTTTATAAACATAGATAAAGCAAGTGTTTATTCTAAAAAACCGGAAATATGGTTAAAAGAAGATAAACAATTTAATAAAAAGAAACAAGAATAAAAAAAATAAATAAGAGAGAGTTTAAAAAACTCTCTCACGATTTTTCTCACATTAACTAATAAGAAATTACATGTTTTCAACTTGGTTGAAAACTATAATTCCTGGAGCTAATGCAAGGCCAATTTTAGTCAATATCCAGATTCCGTTCATTGTTGAATCAGCTAAAGTAGTATTACCTACTGTATCCAATTGTGTTGGTAACACATTAGCTATTACTATTGCGGAAACGGCTACTGCTATAATTGCTCCAACTATTGCAGTTAATTTCACAGCAAAACCTCCTTTTTAATCATATACTAATAATAACAACAATAACCTTTATAAACAATTAAGGCGTAATATAATTATAATGTTAACACTACTTGATTTACATTTGTTAAGGTTAATCACAAACCACACTCCAGTAAAAGATATTTTAAAAAGTGGTTATTACTCCACAACAACCTACTCAAAAATAAACAAGTATAAAAAATTTAAAATAATAAAGAAAGTAAAAAATAAACCGGTTACTTATGCAACAACATTTAAGGGGGCAATATTACTTTCTGCATTAGAAGAATATAAGGAGTTGTTATAAATGGATTTTTTCTTAATGGTAGCGCTTGGTTTTATGGGCATGTTGCTTTTTTTTGTATTATATCAACCTAAAATAAGATTGTTTATAATCTCAAAAGACGGTTCATGTAAAATAATTAAAAGTAATATAGAAGAAGATAAGGATTTAGTGGCTTGGTTACCTAAAAAAAAAGCATGGTTTAAAACAAAAACATCAAAACCATTTATTTTAAAAACATGGAGCGGAATAAGTAAAATTTATTTCGTTCAAGAAACCGGAAACACTGTTTTAAGTTTTGAGGATAACATTTTTAAAAAAGAGGATTTATCAAGTGATGTTTTAGGTTCTTTTAGTGATAGTCACATAATGAGGGATATGTTTTCGGCAATGAATGAAAAAATTAATTATCGTATACTTATTATTGCTTTTTTGGTTATTGGTGCAATGGTTATCGGTTATATGGTTTTTGTTGCTCCTAACATGGTTCCGAAGGAAATGTGTTCAACAGCAGTTAAAACGGCGGTGGGTGGTTAAATGTTAGATAAAAAATTTAATAATGATGACGAGGAAGATATTGACAAGGAAACAGCAATGGCGAAAGCTATTGAGGGTTTAACAGTATATGAACCAGAAAAAGCAATTGTTTTAACTGAATTTACTCAAAAAGAGATAAATGGTTTTGTTACTCTTTTAAGCTGGGATAAATTTATTAAAAAAATGGGTGCTGAAACTGATTTAATAAATACTATATCAGAAAAATTTATTTTACATAAAATAAGTAAAAGCAGGAAAGGTAAAAAGGAGTTAGTGGAAGTTTTAAAAGCTGAAAACAAAAAAGAAGAAGCAGGGGCAATGGATAAATTTAAGGGTTTGTTTGGTAGAAATAAAGGTGTTCTTGAGTGATTGAAATAAAAGGAATACAATCAAAAATAAAACCAGCATCAAAAACAATAAGGGACGGAAAACTAATTGGGATTGTAGGAGTGCAGGGGTCAGGAAAATCTTTAACAATGGCTTATTTATCAGCAATGGCTTATTATGAGGGCGAAAAAATTTATAGTAACTTTCATTTATACGGCGGTTTTGATTACACTTATTTAAATAATAAGGAAGATGTTTTTAATAATTTAAACAACATTAGAAATAGTTCAATTTTTGTTGATGAGTTTCATTCTTATTTAGATGCTTATAACTGGCGTGACCCAGAAGTAATTAAGTTTGTTAAAAATCAAATGGTTACTGCAAGAAGAAAAGGAAATAAGTTTATAATGGGTAACCAGTTAAAATCACAGTTCCCGTATAGGTTAAGAACTATTATTCCTTTATGGCTTGTGCCAAGAATAAAAAAGTTTAAAAGGGTTAACGGAAAAAAAATTCCTAAAATAGTTGAGGTTTATCAGGTTAATAAAGACACTCAAGAGTTTTCAACATGGAAGTATAAAGCTGAACCATTTCTTAATTTATATGATACTTATGAGGATTTTGACCATATTTTATTAAGTAGTAAGGAAACTAAAAAAATAAGTGAGGGTTTATTAAATGAATATTAGAAATGGTTTTAGACAAGCTCATAAGTCAATTATTAATAAAGACATGTTTATTATTTGTGTTTTTACTTTGCCTAAGGGAACGGCTTTTGAGTTAGAACCAAAAAATAAAAAAGAAAAATTGGTTAATAAAGTAATTAAGGTTACTAAAATTAATCAAGATTTATTTAAAGACAAGGATTTATATAAGTTTAGTGTAGGTGTTTTTGCAAGAGAAAATGACAAAAGAATGATTTATAGTTCTTTTTTAATTGATTTTATTAAGGATTATGCTGGTAATGATTCTTGGTTTTATCCGGATTTTATTAAGGAGTTTGGTTATAGAGTTAAAGGAAAAGAGTTGGTTAAAAATGTTTAAGGAGTTAACTTTAGGCCAGAAAATTAATATAGCTTTAAATATTTTAATTATTTTTTTATTAATCTGGGATATTATTGGATACGTGCAGGAATCAAGTATTAAGAATTTTTGCTTGGAACATGTTCGTTGTTATTCCGGAAATAGTTTTTATGAGGAAAATTTAAGTTCAAATAGGTTACTTATTAATACAAAACCTTTAAATAATAGTTTTACTTAATTATACTTATGTTAGGTGTAAAAGGAGTTGTTTTTTTACTGGGATTTTTAGCTTTAGCTTTTGGCGGTTTATATTTTGCTTCTGCTGATATGTCTTTTTTAAATGCTTTTGTGCCTAAAATTATTGTAGATAATTGGAAACCTAACTTACTTTTTATGGTTGGTTTTATTTTTTTAGGTTTTACAGTTGCTTTCATGGGGGTTTTTAAAGATGAATAAATTAATTTCAATTCCTTTTATAATTACTTTATTTGCTGTTGTTGGTTTTTCTTCTTTACAAAGTTGTTACACTCCAAATTATAATAATTTAAATGGTGCTTATTATTTTGCAGACGGTTTAAATGATACAATTACAAGCAATGAAACGTTCGAGCTTAATCCTACTCTTTATACAAGTAATACAACAATTTTAAATCGTTTTAACTTAAATGGTTTTACAATTGATAAAATTTTAAAAAGACAAGATACAAATAAAGACAGGTTTCTTATTGTTTTAGCTCATGATTCTGATTATTATAAATTAATTTATCAGTATTCAAAATCAGATAAAACAATAAATGAGGTTAATGAATATAACCACTTAAATAAAAGAACAAGCAGTTACGGAGTAACTTATTATGAATCAAATAATTTAAATTGGAGTGGGGAGCATGATTCTGGTTATCCATTAACTTTTTTTCAAAGAAATGAAAGCATCGGTTTTTATTACTTAAGAAATTATGTATGGAACGTTGGGTGGGAAGTTGCTTCTATTGGTTTAACAACTGATTCAACAAATAGTTCTGATTTATTTTTTAGAATGAGCAATTATGTCGCGTCATCTTATATTTCGAATCTTACTTTAAATTATACTCAGCAGGGGTATGTAGAATCCACATCAGACCCTGGGTGTTTTAATACTCATAATTATGATACGCCAGAATGGAAGGTATATGTAGGGTATGAACAAAATGAATCAAAAATGGTTTTAAATTATTATTATCCTCATCGTGATGTTATTTATTTAAAAAATATTACATCTTTTACATGCACTAAACCAACAGTAGAAATACAATCAAGCGGGGGAGTAAAAGCTTGTGATACTGTTTCTTCGGTTTCTGCAACATGCACTCTTACAAATAATGATAATGGGAATACTTATTTAATTAATGCAAATTCTGACCAGTCATATTCAACAACAGTAAACGTTTATGCAGGGGTTAAAGGAGTAACCAGAGATTATCAATTGATGTATAATCCGGATAATGATTATTATGGGGCTCATAGGCCAGAAGATATATGCTGGGACGTTAATGAGTTAGGTGTAGGGGGTTCAAGTTTAAGTTCATTAGATTATGAAAGAATATTAGATGACCAGAAAAAACACGAGGGAATAAAAATAGATATGAAATCCAGTAATGCTTATTGGAGTTATGCATGGGGTTTAAGTAACCATTGGTATAAAAGCGGAAGGATAGAGGGAACAGCAGTAAATAAACCGGTTGTAATGGCTGGGAAATATGCTACTCCAATTGTAATTTCAATGGTGCCGGATTATGTTGTTAATCCTAATAATATTATATGGGATTATGAAATACATCAAACAAGTCCTAACAATGTTTATAATGATTTTAATCAAGAAAACTTGTGGAAGAATAATAAATTTCATATGGCTTTAGCTTATAATAATACTCATTATATTGTTTATAATATGACTTGGAATGAAACTATACAAGGTTGGGTTAGGGCGGTTCATTATGATACTTGGAGTGAGTTAAGAAATGAACTTGAAACTTATGGGGTTTCAAGTGCAGGAATAGACCAGCTTTTAACTGACTGGGATATGAGCAATCCTTTTAATTATGTGCAAGAAGCAAATAAAATAACTTTAAAAGGTTACGTGTGGGGAACTTTAAAAGAAAGCACTTATCTCGGGTCTTCTTATTCTTTTGATAAACCGGAATGTGCAGACGGTTTAAATGCAACTGTATTTAATTGTGATAGTTCTTTAATTAAACAAGACGCGTTTCCTGATGAAAGTTTATGTGATATTCCGGATAATGTTGAAAGAAGTTTTAGTATTTTAACTCCTTCTATAGAAGTATATCCTTTCATGAATGCAAAGGTTGTTCTTAATACTTATTCTAATGGTTCTGCTCAAGTAACCAAGGGCAATTATACTTACTCCTGCACTTCTCCTGAAAGTAGTCAGACAAAAACTGGTTCATTTGAATTGTCTACTGATTACTTTACACTTCCTGTTACTTTTACTGATGTTAATTCTAAACCAAATGGTTATATATTAACAATTAAAGACAGTCAAGGGAATCCAGAACCATTAGTTCAAGTAATTACTCAATATGGAACTCAAGTAACTAATTCAAGCGGTCAAGTTAAGTATTTAGGAATCAGAGAAAATGAAAACTTAAATGTTACTCTTAAGTTTTTAACTCATACTGTTGAATATACTGGTGCTAATTCTTTAGCAATTGGGGATTCTTGGAACTCACAAAGGTATTCTGACAGTGGTTATTGTGGGGGTTTTGACGGTTATTATAGGTATACTCTGGATTTATTTCCTACAATTTTAAATAAAAAATGGAAGGTTGTTTGTGGTTCTGCAGTGGTGCCAGACGCGAACATTAATATTGACGGGGTTTATAAGAATACTACAAATACTGACGGGGAAGCTGATTTTACGGTTATAAGAGATTTTAGCGAAGAAGGTTTTAAAGTTAGTGTTACAAGTAAATACGGGGATACTACATCAATTTTAAGAAACTTGGAAGATACTTATACGTTTCATTTAAACAGTTCATGTAAAGAATCAGAATTAATTAGTGAGGGCCACACTCAAAAAGCAGGAACAGAATTTATTTTAAATAAGTTTACTGATCCAATGCTTATTTCTTTTTTAATTGTAATGGTTATTAGTATTGCTGTTGGTTACTTTACAGGTTCAATTGAACTTTCAATGCTTACTTTAACTGGTTTACTTATAGTGCTTTACTTTATTGGAGTTATTCCTTTATTTGTAGTGTTATTCTTAACTTTAATTGTTGCTGGTTTCTTTGCTTATCAATTCACGAGGGGGTAGAAGATGAGTAATGGTGTCACAATTGTTTTGTTTGGAATATTAACAATGGGTTTATTTGTTGCTTTAAGTGGTTCTTTGGTTAATGATACTTACACTTTTCATTACTCTGTTTATGAGAATGAAAGTAGTTATACTAATACAACTGCAGAGTTTGGGGAAGTGCCACATAGTTTAAATCCTTTTACTTATTTAAGTTTTTTAAAAAGTATGATTAATGCGGTTCCGGATATTCCTGGCCTTAATGCTTTTATAAGTGTTTTTGTTATAGTTATTGTTTTTGCCGGTGCTTTAGCTATTATAAGGGGGGTTTCTTAAAAAAATGGTTAATTTTTCAATGCATAGAAATAAAAGAATAGCTTTGTGGTATGCTAAAAAGATGAGGAATAAGGGGTTTAAAGTAGTTATTAAAAAGGTTAAAGGTGTAAATAAATTAAGGTATAAAAATTATTATTATAAATAAAAAGAGGGTGGTTTAAAAATGGTTAAGAAAAAAAGTAAGTTTAAAAAATTAGAAAGAAAAATTGAAAGAGAGTATGAAAGAAAAGGAAGAAGTAAAAAAACAGCTGAAAGAATTGCAAAAGGAACAGCTGGTAAAATTTACTGGCTTAAAAAAAAGAAGAAAAGGAAGTAA